AGATGATGGATGAGGAAACTTGGTTAAATGCTAATGAGGCATTTGAGTTAGGTTTTATTGACACTATCTCTGATTCTATTAAAGTGGCTGCAAAGTATGATGTTTCTAAATTTAAGAACATCACACAAGAAGAAATACAGAATAAATTAAGTATTAATATAAATAACAAAAAAATGACTAACGAGTTAAAAGAATGGTTTAACAACAAAGTTGAAGAAATCGTTACTGCTGTAAAAGGTGATGTAAAAGTTTCTGAAGATGTTGCTGAACAAACTATGATAACTGTTAATTTAGGGGATAATGATGAAATCATGAATAAGATTTCTGAGTTTGAAACTGGTAACATTGAATTATCAAACAAAATTTCTTTGTTAGAGGAAGAATTAGTTGCTTCAAAAGGAACTAACGAAACTTTAACAGTAGAGGTTGAAGCGTTAAACGCTAAAATCAACAAAGCAGATGCTAAAGGTACAGAAATTGAAACTGAAAGCGACCCTGCAGTAGTTGAGAACAAAAAAGAAGATGCTAATGCAGGTTTTTACAATGTAATGGCAGAAAGAATTAGAAGTAAATTTAATAATTAAAAAAATAAAAAAAAATGGCAAATGTAAATGTAGCAAATAACAGTATCGCAGCAACTTATGGTGGTGCGCAACTAAACGAATTGTTCTACGAGCCAGTATTTAGAAGTGATGATATTATGCGTAACTATAGAGTTATTCCTAATGTAAAACATAAAATGAATGTTTACACTTCTGCTGCTCTAACAAAAATAGTACAACCTTATTCAGGATGTTCTGCTGATAGTAATGACACTCAATTTAATATTGATGATAAAGTAATTACTGCAGGTAGATGTAGAGTTGCTTTAGAGCAATGTACTGATGAGTTCTTTGGAACTTATATTGAAGAAATGTACCGTTCTGGTGCTGATGTAATGAATGTTGAGGGAACTCAATTATCTGATGCAATCGTAAACAGAGCAGTAAAAGGTATCGCACAAGATGTAGTAAGATTAGCATGGGGTGGTGATGTAGCAGGTGGAGTATCAGGTTATACTGCTTTTGATGGTTGGATGGAATTAATGAAGGCTGAATCTGTAATTGAGGAATCTGGAACACCAGCAGCACCAACTGCAGCAGATGCAATCGGATTAATTAGAAATGTATATGACCAAGCACCAGCAGCACTTCAACAAGTAGCAGCAGGTGATAAGAAAATGTTTGTAACTCCTAAAATCTTTAACGCTTACTTAGCAAACTTAGAAGGTTCTTCTGCTGATTTAGCAATCGTTAACCAAGTTGATGGTATGCGTAGAGTAATGTTTAGAGGTGTAGAATTAGTAGCAATGTATGAGTGGGACACTATCTTAACAGATACTAACCCTGATTTATTTAAAGATGCAGCAACAGGTGCTGATGTTAACAATGGTGTATGTTACTGTGCAGTTGAGAACTTAATCATTGGTTCTGATGTAACTGACCCAGAAGGTTCTTTCAAAGTATTTTATGATGATTTAGAGGAAAAAATGTTCTTCAGAGGTTACTTCAAGTTAGGAGTACAGTACTTATATTCTTCTCTTGTTCAATGGGGAATAGTAGTAGTATAATAATAATAATGTAATAATAGAGGAGGTGTAAAAGCCTCCTCTTAATTACTTTTAAATAACTAATAAAATAATAAAAAAATGGCAATAGATACAGGTTTAGGTGTAGTATGTGCTGACTTACAAGCAACAGGTGGTATTTCTCAAATAATACTAAGGTCTTGGCTAACTGCTGATGCAGTTACTTATGGTTCAACAGGCGTACATACTATTACAAATATTCAGTCAGGTGGTGATGCTGCTTGGTTTGTTTATGAATTTAAAAACGAAACTCCTGCATTAACTATAAATGCAACTAAAGAGAATGGTTCAACTGCTTTTGAGTGTGGATTATCTTTTAATGTTCCAAATATAGATGTAGCGAAGTTTAATGAAATGCAAACTTTGTTAGATACTTGTATGATGGGTATGGCAAAAGACACTAATGGTAATTGGTGGGTTTTAGGTGCAAGTGAAAAGTATGCAAATGAAGATGTGGCTGCTAAAAGTCAAACATTCTTAAATTTTGCAAGTTTAGAGGGTGGTACAGGTGCTGCTTACTCTGATGAAAATGGTATGACTGTTTCTCTAATGGCAAGACAATTTGAATTACCAAGAGAATATGCAGGTACTGTTACTGTTGATACTTCAGCATTAACTGCAACAACAGGTGCATAATAGTTAAAGATATAGAAATAGGTTGGACTTTGTTCGTAAAAAGTTTAACAACATTTCCCTATTAATATCTTTTTTATAATATGTGTGATTGTGGAAAAAAAGTTGTAGATTTATCACACTTAAAAATATATACAGTTATGGCAGAATATAAAGCAAAATTATCATCAGGAACTACTTACAAGAATGGTTTTAAAATTAAATGGGCTACAGCAACTCAAGAGGAGTTAGCGTATGCTTATGAAGATTTAGGACTAACTTCATTAGTAGAAAAATTATCAACTACAAAAACAAAAGATGAGCCAAAGAAAGCAACCAAAAAGAAAAAGTCAGGTGAAGAATCTTCAGACTCAAAAGAGTAATACTTTTGAATTTGGAGTTTTTAATTTAGCAATTCCTGAACATATTGAAGAACCATTAGATTTAGCAAAGGTAAGAAGTAAATTCATTCCTTTTGGTACTAATAATCTATTCCCTCAGTATTTAGCAGAATTAAAGCGTAAATCTTCTACTCATAGAAGTGTATTAGCACAAAAGACTATTTTTACAAGTGGTGCTAAGTTTGTTACGAATAATGAGGATGTTAAAGAATACATTAAAGATGTAAATGCTGATGGAGAATCATTAAGAGAGGTTTTTAAGAAATTAGCAGATGATTACTATTCATTTGGAAATGCCTATTTAGAGGGTGTATTATATGATGGTGGACTAAATCTATATCACATAGATGCAACTACTGTTAGAATGTCTAAAAACAAGAAAGAAGTATATGTACACCCTGATTGGGCTAAGTACAATAGTATGAAAGATAAATTATCTATCATTCCTATTTATCCTGAAGTGAAAGGAAATAGATTTGTACTTCAATTTAAAGATTACGAGCCTACATTCCAATTCTATGGTTTACCTGATTACATTGCTGCATTAGAGCATATTGCAGTTGATTATGAAATTGGTAAATGGAATCACACTAAATTCAAGAATGGATTTCAACCTTCAGCAATAGTTGAGATTAATGGAGATATGGGGGAGGAAGAAGCAAAGAAATTAGTAAGAGAAGCACAAAAGAAGTTTGTTGGAGATGGAAACAATGGTAAGATTATGTTCATTGTTAAGAATGGAGATACTTCAAGTGCTAATGTTCAAATTATCAAAGATGACCAAGAGGGTAGTTGGATAGACTTACAAAGAATAACTGACCAGAACATTGTAACTGCTCATAGATGGCAACCATCATTAAGTGGTTTAGTTAGTTCAGGTAAAATGAATAATACAGGTAGTGAGATTAGAATTGCTTATGATTTAGCAATGACTACTGTAATTAAAGATACTTCTGATTTATTGTTAAATGGTATTAGAGGGGTTTTATATAAAGAGTTAGGCTTCTTACCAGAAGAATTAGTGATTCACTATGAGCCACCAATTAGTTTTGCAACTCAGATTGACCCTAAACAAGTTCTTACTATTAACGAGCAAAGAAGAATGTTAGATGAGGATTTACCAATGCTAGAGGAAGGTAATATGTTCTTAACTGATAGAGAGCAAATTATCGTAACTAGAGATGATGATGGTGATGGGGTTGGTGATGATGAGGTGGGAGATATGCAAGTAACTGAAATTGAAAAAGAATAACTATGGCAAATGTAAATCAATATATACCTTTAGTAACAGCATCAGAAGTTATAAGTAATAGTTTTACTAATGCTAATACTGATACTGCTTTAATTTCTAGCAGCACATTACTTCTTGCTGAGTTAGCACATTTAAAAGAGGCAATCGGTAAGAAGTTTTATGAGGAATTAAAAACTCAACATAATAATGGTACTTTAACTACTGCTAATCAAACTTTAATGGATGATTTCTTAACAAGAACTTTGTGTTGGTTTGTTAGGTTTGAGGTAATAAATGAAGTTCAAAGTAATAGTAGTAGTGCAGGTATTGTACACAATCTTGATGAGTTTGCTACTATTATAGACCCTTCTGAGTTAAACGCTTATAAGCAGGACACTTACAGAAAGGCTGAGATATACTTAAAAGATATGCTAGATTATATGAATGATAGCGACCAAAATGGTGATTATCCAACTTATGAATCTAATAAACCTTGTAATGATGATGTTTATAAGAATCATGGTATAATAATGTATGATAGTATATATTCAAGACCTACTAGAAATTATAATAGTTGGAAGGATAACTGTCCTTGTGATGATTGTTAAAATAAATATATAAATGGCTGCAAACGAACATAAAAATTTAAGTAGTATAAATAGACATAATCCAAAAGGATTTGAAACTGCTATTAATGATACTGTTTTAAGTAAAAGTGGAGGAACATCAGCAACAGGAACTGATGGTAACTTAGAGTGGAAGAATAAGTCTTATATGGGTGTTACTAATTATAAGATGCAAGGTTATACTACAGGTGCTACAAATTACTTCTATGGAGAGGATATAGCAGATACTAAATCTCCTTATGAAATGGCTGTTGATTATGGTACAGGAACAGTATCTTCAGGGAATTTAACTCCTACAAGTTTCTTTAGAATAGGTCAGGCTTGTGTTATACCTGAAACTGCTAGTGTTACATCTGTAAGTGGTTGGATTACAAGTAATGGCTCTAATGCAGTTACGATTGCTATATGTAAAATCACACCTGTAGAGGGTGTTACAACATCAGTAACTCCTATTGTAATTGATGAAATTTCAGTAGATGGTCTTAGTAGCAACAATAAGGGTGTTAGAATAAATGAAACAACTATAACTACAGCAGCATTAGCAGCAGGTGATATTATCTTCCCAATGATTAAGGAAGCGAGTGGTGGTTCATCAATATATATGAATATAGCAGTACAAACAACAACATTCTAATGACAACAAAAGAGGAGATAGTATCAATGAAGAAAGACATAAGTTCAATAAATGAGAAGATGGATAATTTGGATAGTAAGTTAGATATGATTACTGAGAGATTATTGAATCCAGATAATGGAGTAGCAGCGAGAGTGAACAGAAACACA